AACGGGCGCTTCTTCTGTAACCTCTTCGGCTACCACCTCTGTCTCTTCTGTAATCTCTTCTGGCGCTAACTCTGCGCTACTCACTTCACCTTCATCAGCAAACTCATCGAATGCTGAATCAAAATCATCTACTATCTCGGTACTGTCCATCGGTTACACCCTCGGCGGCTATGATTAGCGGCGCTGTGTTTACTCGTAATTGCTACTAGCGATGTGCAACGGGGAAACCGTTGGCATGGCCAGTAACGCTTTTAAACCACTTACTTCACCACGGATGAACTGCGTATCTTCATGACTCAACCGAGTCATCTCAAGCAGTTCATGCCGAGCTTTAATCTCTTCATCAGCCCACACGGCTATCTCTAACCATGCGGCTGAACTCGTATCAATAGCCAATTAGATGCCACTTCCCATGCGCATCTTCAACGCTTGCTCTTTCTCGAACAGCGTATCCTTGCTCTGCACTTTCATCTGCTCAATGCCCAGCTTGGTACGCATCTCACTTACCTTGATGCCCTTCTCTGCTGCCATCTTCGCTAACTCAAGCTCTCGGTCAGACGCCATCTTCTGCTGTTCAACCTGTAGCTTCTGGGCTTGTGCTTGGATCTGTGCGCCTTTTAACTGGCCGTCCATCTGCATCTTCTGTGCGTCTAACGCTAGCTTCTGCTCGGCCAGTGGGTCGCCGGTAGGCGCCTGCTGTCCTTGCTGCTGCTGGGCTTGCATCATGGCTTCTTGTTGAGCCTGCATTTGCTGCTCGATCTTTTGTGTTGCCAGTTCGATCTCTTCCGTGGTCTTCACGATCTCATCGGCTTCGATCTGCATGGATGACACCACTTTGCGGTAAAGCTCTGCGGTGTTTGTTAAAGGTTCAAGCAATGGTGATGCTGCGATGTTCATTAGCGCCATTAAGTTCGCTGCTTGCTGCTCTTTTACCAAGAGGCTGCTTGTGCCACGAGCATCAACGCTAAAGTCACCCTTCACTTCTTCTTTCGGATTGAACTGCATGTTCCAGTCGTACATCCGCTTGATGAATGGACGGGTAATGTCGTCGTCGTAGTTCTTCACTACACGTCGAAGCATTGTGTTTGCACTGTTCATTAGCATCGACATGCCACTGGCTGTGTCTGTTGCTGAACCCTGCTCTCCTTGAGAGATCTGGGGTAATGCTGTCTCTTCATCGGCAATCTGTCGCGCATACTGGAATAGAGAGATTAGCTCAGTCATGTGACTGTTAATCTCGAATGATCCAAACACGTTGTTTACGTTGCCGTTCTTGTCTGTCAACTCCCAGATCTTATGGGGCGTAAGACGCCAGTTGCCGTCTGCTGGACGTACAACGTGGCTATTAATCACTGTCTGTGGGCCAACTGATAGTCCCGCATTGTCCATGAGCATGCGCCATGTCGCGTTCAATACCTTCTGGCTAGAGCGCATCAGATGAGGGATACCTACACCGAATAGCGTGGTGTCATCACCTTCCCAGTTGAACACGCTGTACGGCATGTCGCCTGTGTCTGCTGGGTTGATGACGGCTTTAAGCACTCTGCCTTCACTGAACCAGACCACACCGTTGTAATCGCTGAACACGTCCTCTTCGTCGATGTCACAACCACATGCGAGTAGGTCATCCTTTTCAACAGGGCCGTGATATTCCCACACCTCAAAGCGACCATTGTCCAGTGAGGATATACCTGCCATTGACTGCATCTCTTGCAGGTGGGTGGCTGTATTCGTGTTGTCTACTTCTTGCTTTAACACTTCTGCAATCTGGGTGCGTAGGAAACCAGGCTTCTCTGCTAGGTCTCTAAGCGCCTTCTTGCTCATGAAGTGACGTTGGAAGATGAACTCTGCATCATCGATGCTACGAGCTTGCATGTCTGGGAAGAAGTCCCAAGGGTCTACACGCTCTGCACCAGGCTTTAGGTCATCTACTGTCTCAATCACTTGAGCTACTTGGCCTTGGTCGTCTACAACCTCTGACCACTTCTGTCTTGTCTTACCAAGGATCACTGGTCCTTTGATGATGCCAGTACCATATAGCACTGCATCGTGGACCATATCTCGGTTTACAGAGTTATAATTCGTTTCGGTTAACTGGTCGTCGATCTCATCCTGCATGGCGTTAGATCGCTCTCTCGCCTCTTCCATGACACCTTGTGCCACGTCTCTATTCTGTACCTGTACGCCCTCTTCTGTTACGAATGGGCTACCGTCTTCGTTGCTTACAGGGTCTTTGTCTTTGGCTAGCTTGGACAGGTAGGGTACTGGTGTTGGCTGTATACCCCAGTTACGGTCGTCTGTTGGGAACAGGATGTCGATTAGTCGTGCTTCTGCTGCATTCACCTTGTTACGGGTGATGTTGACGTACAGTTTACTGCCCCCACTCGCTGCCAGTTTGGCTGCTGTGCCCTTGTCGTACTGACCGTTGAACTGTCGCAGGTCATCCAACCATCGCTCATCAATGCTGAATCTACGCTTCACTTGGTCTTCAGCCTTAGCTTGTAGACGCACACCAAACACCTTTAAACGTTCTGCCATCTCATGCTCAGCCTGTACAGACTGTTCTGTGGCGTCCTGCTCTTGGTAGTATTGGTCGAACTCGTTTGCTTCTTGCATCTAATAACCTATTGATGAATCACCGGCAACGTATGCTGCCAGTCTCATTCGTGATGTTTGTAGTGACACAACGGGTTGTACCTCCCATGTATCAGCCGATATAGCGCAATACCTCATTGCATCTGCACAATGACTGGTCCAGTCGTGTAGTGGCTTAGTCTTGTAGGCTTGGCGCTTGTCGTCCCACTCTTTGCGGTAGTTGCGTAATGATCTGATACCCGCACCGCAGTTCTCTTCATCGAACCATGCAGAACCTAATAACCTTCGCACTGACTCAATACCGTCGATAATCGGCAAGCTTGGTGCTATATCGAAGTTAATACCCAAGTTTGCAGCCATCTCCTGCCTGCTTTGACCTGTGCTCCACTCCCTTACCCGTATGTCATGGGGTGCAATGTGGTGTCCCCATTGAATACCATGTTCATGTTTGTAAGCTGCTAGCTCATCGAGGTAGTGCTGTATACCCTCACCGCTAGACTCGTAATAGCTTACGAACCGTATCTCTTTGCCGTGAACCTGAAACAGCCATATTGCCGTGGCATCTGCTACCCCAAGATCCCATGCCGTATTGACTGGTAATGCTCTGTCGACTGGTATGGTGCTTATCTGCTTATCAATGATGTGGTCAGCATAATATGCCCCATCCTTGTTGGCGTAGCAGTCACCTTCCCAGATGTGAGCATATAGCGCCTGGTTCTTTGCTTTGAGGTGTAAGCGTTCAGCCTCTAGCGTTTCAGGAAACCATGGGTTTTGGTCATAGTTGACCTTAACCACGAATGCACCAGGCGGTGGCTCAACAACAAACCGCTGATAGGTGGCGTCCATCTCATCTAATGGGTTAAAGGAAACCCATATTTCAGAGTTATCCTTTCTTATGGTCGGTATCAACGTGTCCCAACTGGAGTTGGTCACGCTCTCGGCCTCCTCAATCCAAACCCTGTCGATGCCTTCCATCGATTTAACTTTAGATATGTTGGACCGTAAGCCCTCAAACAAGAACCTTGAACCGTTCTTGCCTAGTATCTGTGTCTTCTGCACTTCAAAGTGTGACAACAAGCCCAGTCGGTCGATGGTATCAACCAAGAGCTGGTGCACTGAGTCGGTGATACTCTTCTGTATCTCACGAGCGCAAAGGATGCGCAGTGGCTCTTTATATGCAGCTAATACCAATAGCATGGCAATCGAGTAACTTTTGCCCGATCCTCTACCGCCATAGATTATTTTATAGCGACAAGGGTTGAGCAAAGGCTCAAATGGTTTGGCTAGAGTTAAGTCTAAACTATTGATTTTGTTAGCTTTAACCATTGAGACGCTTTGCCGTTGTGCTGTCTATGATTGCAATATTTATCAAGCTTGGTGGGTTAATAGGGTCCGCTGTTAATACTTGTTTATCTAGCCCGTGAAGTCTAGCCATGCCCATCACTGCTGATACCGCTGCGCTTGGGTTCTTTACAGAGTAAGCCAGCGCCCTATCTTCTCTGAGGTCTGCGGTTAAGCTCTCAATGGTTACAGCGTGGCGTTCTGCGGCCTCCGCTTGTAATTCTGCCACCCTGTTTAAAACCTGTGGGGTTCTGAATAGCCTCATAACGTTACCCGTTATGGTTCTGTCCGTGCAGTTTGTGCTGTATCCAGCTTGGCGATAAGCTTCGGTTTTGTTCCCAGTCTCCACGAAAACCTGTGCTAGCTTCTCTTGGCGCTGATTGTTTAATTGTCCCATGCGATAGTGGCGGCTTTAAAAGCGGCCCTCCTAAAACGACAAAACCCGCCGGAGCGGGTTAAGTGGTTAAATTGGTATTTGATCGGATTAGACCACGTCTAACGGTCAATAGCCCTGCCACTATGGCAGTTATTGAGTTATCTGGCATTAAAGCGCTTGTTAGCGTAGTGGCTCTACGGTATAATACATATTTCTAAGGAAAAAGGCAGGCAAGACCAGCGGCAAGGCTGGACCATAACCACCAAAGGAGTATTGACCATGAACACATTTAAAACATTTAGCACTGGCCGTTTTTATGATTGTCCTCAAGTGATTGAGGCGGCAATTATAAATACTTATGTTTGTTCTGTTTTTGAGAGCGAACGCCTTTCTGTTTATTTCAAAGATGATAGCCGCGGCCTAGATTACATGATTGATTTAGATTCTTTGCTATTTACCGAAGACGCAATTATGCAGTGCTACGACTCGAACGAGCATTGGAGTAAGCGCGACGCAGACCATCAAGACCGCGAAGTATTTGAAGCGGTTAAAGCAGCACAAAACATCTAACCCACCAATAGGGGCGAAAGCCCCAAGGATAACAATATGATTATGCAAACAGTTTACCCATGTGAGTTCAAGCAAGCGTTCAACTCTATACGCCCTGAGAACTTTAGCAACGAAGCACTAGAAGCAATGTACGAATACTTTG